TGCTAGTTGTTCCTGGTGTTGTTGCTAGGTTTATAGACTTTTCGTAATACCTTTGGCAAGCAGCCAATTCGCCTTGAATACCTGAACCAGTACGAGCAAAAGTTGTGGCAGTTGAGCCTAGTTCTAGTTGAACGCCAGTTATTTCAAAGTAATCATTTGCGCCTGCTGTACCAACAGGCGTGTAATAAGGTTGAATACCTATTTGTGTAGCAGTTGCCGCAATACTTCCAGTAAATGTAAAGCGCTGCCAAGTAGTTGTAAGTGTTGCTGTACCGCTAAATGCTGTTGCTTGTCCTGTGTATCCTGTTGAAAGACTCTGGTCTGTTCCTGTTCCAGTTACAACCGATACAGGCAAAGCGTTAGATGCAGCAGAAAAATTAGCACCTTTACGAGCATAAAACGATAATGTAACTGATTGACCAGCAAAACGGATTGAATTAGAAGTTTCAATATCTTGGGTTAACGCAATATATTGAGTAGATGTATTGCCGCTATCTCTTTGCACTCTTGCGCAATACTGAATTGTAGGAAGGTTTGTTGTATCGCTTACGCTTTGGCGGCTAACAGTTGCACCTGCTACAGATGTACCACGCGCACCCCAAAATCTATCTGCTGTAAAAGTCTTAGCAGCGGCAGCAACAGCGATGGATGTACCGCGTTGCCATATATCCATACCGCCGTTGATAATTGCGTTTTTACCTGCTGAAGTTGTGACCGATTGACCGAGAAGGTTTAGAGTTCCATTTGTGTCGTTAATATCCGAAGCGGAAAACACATCTCCGTTCGCGTAAGTAGTCTTTGTCGGGAATCCAACAGCCATTAGCACACCTCTTTCATAGGGTCAATTCTAGTACATAACATCGAGTAAAGCTTCCTGCGTGGTCAATGTCGTTTTCCATGTGTTAGGAGTGATGCTGTGGGCAATTCCCTGACATTGAAGCTTCTTGACAATGGTAGTTCCAGACACATTCACATTGGTGATTTCCATTGTGTCAAAATAGTCAAGATCTAGGGCTGCGATTATGCCAGCTCCATAAGCAAGGGTTACCAAGTCGAGCATGATGGATTCAATTCGTATGGTGGTGTCTTTGCGGCTTGTAACAAAAGCAGTTGCTAGAGCTAAAGCATTTGCGTCCGTTTGCATTAACATCTGCTCGGCTGTTACAGAGTGTAAGAAGTATTGTGTAACAGAAGTGGCATCTGTAAAGGTTTGAGGTGTTCCACCTATGCGAGTAACCGTGCATGAATTCACAATGGTTTTATCATCGTGAGCGAAGGTAATGCCAGCGTAAGAAATATCTGAAGATCCTGTGGCATTTGAAAACTTTGTAGGAGCTACAGCCTGAGCATCATAGACAAACTGGCGATTTTTAAAAACGGCGTTGCCAGATTTATCCACATAGAACGCTCCCTGCTCGGTGAACTCGGCTTGCTGGATAGCTGCAAGCCCTGTACGCGTGGTGGCAGGATCAGCTACGCAAGTTGTATTGCCTGTTTGAATTGACCTCTGACTGATAGGCCATCCGACTGTGTTGAGAATTTTATCAATGCGTGTGCCTGTGTCTTGACCTGCTGCTTGTCCTGTGACGGTAGTGACATTGGAGTTAAAGAGCAGCTTGAATCCATCCGAGCAAATTAAATCGACATATCCTATTTCTTGGTCGCGTGGATATGTGTAAAGGTATTCCGAAATGTAACCTTTGAAGATGCCATAATTTGTTCCATCGTAAGTTGCTGAAATCTGAATAGAGCGTAGAGGTACTAAATTAGGATAGTAAATTGATGAAGTGTTCTGGGGGTTCCACGCGCCCGTTTCGTCGATAATCCTAACAGTCGCTGAACCTGACAAATACTTGTCTTGAAATAAGTTGCGCTCTTTGCGAGTATCAATCTTGGATACTTGATTTGATACATCCACAATGAGAGTTGATCCAGAAGCAAGTTCAGCAAAACCTAGACGACTGGATCCAAGCACGAAGGGTTCCCCAAAGGAAGCCCCGCCACTTAGGTTGATTTTTACAATAGGGATTGCTGGTAAAGCCATTAGTACACCGTACTGTAATTAACTGGAGTTCCTGCTGCTTGCTGTGCATAGAGCCCTTGAGTAATAGCAGATACTAAGTCGCGCTCTGTAGAGACTGATCCCTGCACGGTAAGATTGATGGTTTGAACTGCCCCTTGACGAGCAAGGTTACCGAGGTGAGTATCTCCAAAGCCCATGAAATCACTTAGTGAACTGGCAGGTAATCCAGCGGCAGCATTGCTTGCTGACTCTCCAAGACGAGCCGAACCAGCATTAAAACCGCCCATGCCAATACCGATTGAACTAACTATTGGTGGCACATAATTTGCTAAAGCCGCTAACTGTGCTGCAATGGCTTGAAGTGTTGATAGCCATTCATCGAATGGATTAGGTACAGAACCTAAATTAACCATGTCACCACGAAGTTGAGATAACTTTTGAGCATTAGAAATCATGCTGTTAGACAGACGAGCAGCAGCAGTTAAGTTCTCTTCGCTGATTGCAGCTTCTAGATCATAAATGTCTTTCTTTAGTGCGACTCTAACGCGCTCTTCTTCTGTGAGCTTACCTTGAGCGGCAGCGGCTAATTGGATGCCTTCTTCATCAAAGACCTTTTTGCCTTGAGCAAGAAGCAAAGCATATTTGTCTAAGATTTCTTGTTTCTTCTTTTCAGCGGCTAGTTTTCTCTGTGTATCCAACTGCTTATTTTTTAGAGCGTTCAATTCTTTTTGTCGCTTGATTGCCGCTACTTCTAGGGCTGCTAAAGCTTGCTGTTGCTTCTTTTCGCTGAGGCTTACTACAGGATCAACCTTCTTTGGAACTGTCATAGTGACACCAAATTGCTTACCCACAAACCCTTCAAAGATATTCTTAGGTAGGTTCTTGAGGTTTCTCAATACGCTAGTTAATCCGCCTATTGCTGTGCCTGTACCAAGTGTTAGAAGATTAAATCCCTTTGCTAAACTCTCAATGGCTTTGGCTGCATCGCTAGCTTCTGTACCGCCACCAACACGGGCTAAAGCATCTATAAAGCCTTCGCCAATAATCTCTGATGCGTTGCCTGTGGCTATGCCTAAAACTTCCATCTTGTAAGAAGTAGTAGTTAGATAATCTTCTGCCGCGCCTGCTGATCTAGAAAGTACGATGCCTAAAATTTCTGAAAATGATTTAGTGTTTAATTCTGCTCTAGTTAGACCTGTGTTGTATTTTGCAAGACCGCGAGTAATGCCAATATAGCCTTTACCTAAATCTTCTGAGACTGTAGCAAGATCAACGCCAGAGGCTCTGCTGATTGTGATTGCATCGTTGAGAAGCTTCTGAGATTGAGTTAATGAGCCAGTCGTGGTCAATAGACCCTGAAACGCTGGACGAAGAACATCATCTGCAATCGCGGCAGATTTCTCAAGATTCGCTATGTAGTCAGCAATCTGAGGGTTAGCAAAGCCGATGCCTAGATTCTCTACAGCTCTATTAAGTCTGAGGGCAGCAGCTTCATCTTGAGCAAAGGCTTTAACAGATGCTTTGCTGTAAGCAATAATTGCACTTGCTCCAAAAGCAATACCTGTTGCGCCTGCCAATTTCTTGACATTGTTGGTTAGCTTCTGTGTTGCTGTATCGGCTTGCTTAAATGCCTTTTTGCCTGTGAACTCAGCGGCAATGTTAATGGCTACATTGCTCATGCGGCTCTCCTCAAATCTACTATTTGTGTTCTTCTATTAAATGCAGCACTTGTGTTTTCAATAGCCTTTAACACAGAAGCATTGGCTCTACCTTGTGTCTTAGCCCATGCTCTAAAGATTAAGCGGCCCATCATAGATGAGTTACCTTTTTTGCTAGGGCCGTAAAGCTGACCAAGATTAGAAATAAACTGATTGCCAGCATAAGGATTAACTGATCTAGATACGCTCTTAGATGCACCGCCAGCTTTAGGGCCTACCCAATCTTGACCTTGACCGTTCTTTCGACCAGCTCTTTCATAGATAGCACCTACGGCTGTTTTGTTTTGAATTCTTATTGTATTGACAAAGCCGCGAGGATTAGGCTGAGAAGGTGTAGTTTTGTAGATAATACCTCTACGGATTATGCCTGCATCATAGGTAGGAAATTTTGCTTCCGAGAATGATCGAGGTTGCCATCCACTCATAGGAGATGTTGGTGGCACAAATGATCTAGCTTCTGCAACTACTGGCTTGAGAATCTTGCCTAGTTCTTGAGTTAATTCTTTAGCTAGGTCTGGAGCATAAGCAGCTAAGGCTTTACGAAGTGCGACCGCGCCCACGACTTCTGTTGGCATCTTTGATCTCCTTCGCTTCGTCTTTTAGACCTTGCAGTAATGCATCTAGCATTAGCTTGTCTAACTCTAACAAATGTTGTGGCGCAATCCCCAACCTTATGCTTAGCCTAGCAATAAGGTAGGTGAACGGTAGATCGCGCTTTAAGCTAAAGGGTCGGAATCAAGTACCTCAACACTCTTCAGTGTCTCAATAAATTCCATCCCAAAAGGCTTAACAGTCTCACCTGACCTGCGTGTAATTTCCCACGACAACCAGTAGACATCTGACTGCTTCTCGTCTAAGCGAAAGGCTTGATGAAACCCTTTTTTAGCGTACTGTTCAAATGCGTACTCCACTGCTGGAGTAATCTCGCCTTCTAATACGCTTCCATCTTGTCGAACTATCTTCAGTCTTGCCATGTTTTGCCCCTTTGTTAGTTGTTTAGAAAGTACCTGTTGTTGTTACTGCAACTGTTGAATTACAGTTCCATGTTACTGACTGCATTGAAATATCGCCTACAGCACCGTTGATGTCTGTTAGGTTATTGACCAATACTGACATTGTGTATAGAGGGTTAGTAGCTGATACTGCTGCTGACTTATCCTGTAGCAATACAACTGTTACTGTAGTTCCAAATGCTGCTTGAAGTGTTGGAAGTACGCTTGCTGCTGCTGTGTCATTTAAGAAGTCAATAGTGATAGAAGATGTCTCTAAGCCTTTGACTGCCTTCGCTGAGCTATCGCCCATTGCAACAACTGACAATTCGTCAAATGTGCGGTTCAATGTTACTGATTGTACATGGTCTGAAAGGTCAATAGTTGCGACTTTGACACCGACCTTATTATTCAAAAATACGCTCACTATTATTCCTCTTCTTTCTTAGTAGATACTGGCTTTGGTGCTGCTGGTGCAACCTGTCCGATTTTAATCAGAAAGGCTTCGTTCTCTTTTTCCCAATCGGACATGGTTATTCCC